CTTCTGTCTGATGGTCGCCACTTACAACCTCTTACTATCATCTGCTCTGCTAGGCTAGGACCAGTGTCGCCCCTTTTGTGCCATAGTGAACTATCTAAAACTCCGTATTGTATCCTACCGTCTTCTTCTTCTAACTCTAATATTTTATCAGCCAAGTCTACTGCTAAAACTTTTGACACCTGTAGCTCTCTGTATACAACAAGCTGTTCGGCAGGTGTTATGGCTAACCAGACTACAGCAGAGTAACTTCCATAACCGTAGTCACACGCTCTAAACTTCGTCCAACTAGATGGTATCTTATAGGGTTCAACAACGTGCTTTGCTCTGTCAAACTCTGGAAACGCTGCACCTTCTGCTACGTCCCAGTTACCTTCTAGTAGTTGCTTCCTCTGATGTTCTGGCAATGACAGTAGCATTGCTTCGTAGTCACCAGATTCTGCTAGATAAGGATTGTCAAACAAATTAGCAGGTATGAAGCGTCTTCTAAAAAGAGGTTGCCCCTCTCTGCTATGACCTTGTGGAAATGTAATAACATTGCCTGTTTCCATATCTGTTGCCCAAAACGATGAGTTGGGTGGTGAGGGATCTACAAACATCTTTTTAACCCACTGATGTCCTGCCCCTCCAGGGTTTGTCGTTGCCCTCATGTACAGTCCTAACGACTGATCTGCACTTCTAAGTCGTGAACGCATATAGTCCCAAGCATATGGTGTCGCCCACTGTGTAAGTTCGTCAAAGCCTATCCAGTTAAATGCCTGACCTTGATATCTCATTACGTCTAAGTCACGATCTAGATAGGACATCCACAGTCTGCCCCCCTTAGGACTCACCCACTGTGACTTTCTCTCTGACCATTTGATGCCAGGAATTGCTTTTGGGTACAACTCCTGAGACTTTTGTATCAACTCCCTTAGTTCCTCCGTTGTGTGTCGAACTAACAGTCCACTAAAGTTAGGATTGTTTAGTCCTCTGAGTGGGTCAGCTAACATGGCAAACGACTTGCCACCTCCTGCTGCTCCACCATATAACACCTCACGTTCTGAGGATGCTAAGAAATCTGTCTGAGGTCCTTCATTAGGTTTGAACAATACATCTTGTTCTTGAACCTCTTGTTCTTCTACCTGAATGTTTATCTCAGGCAGTTGTTCCTTCTGAGGCATAACTTCCAGTGCTTTGGGTTTCGATTTTCTCAATCTCTTTGAGCGTCTTTTCGAGCCTTCTGGTAAGCTGCCTTTTAATCGTAGCTGATTTTTTACGTCTGCGTTCAACTTGTATTCTTTTCTTTAATCCTACGTGTGATATGTAACGTCCTGTTTCCTTTGTTAGCCAGTTTGCCACTTCTCTGTAACTGTATTGTCTAAGATGTTTTTTAGCTTGGTCTAACGCTTCTAACTCTTCTACAACTGGCAACAAGAAGTCAGGGTCTTCAGGATCTATCTCGTAACCGAAAGGGACTGTTCGTGATATCTTAGGTATTCTGCTCCAGTTCTTTGTTTCTATATCTGGCTTAGGTAATATCCAAAACCCTAAGTCTATACTATTCATTTTTTCCTTCTTTAGCAGGAAGAACAAACAATCCACCAGAGGATTCTACATTTACTTTTTCTGTCTTTATATATCCTGCTCTATCTAGTAAATCTTTTGCTGCTGTCATTTTATCACGGATACCTAACTCTGTAGGGTCAACAAGAGCATTGCCCATCGCTACAGCTGCTCTTGGTGCAACACGAGCCATATACTCTTTTGTTGCGTCAGCTATTTCATCCTTTAACCCTTTGATAACGTGACTTGTAGCAGTAGTATCAGCGTACCCTGCTAACTTTTTAGCTAACGTGACATCGCCCCCTGCCTCATCAAAAAGGACAGCCATAAACTTTTGTTGCTTTTCATTTAGAACTTTTGTCATCTTTTTCCTTTATAACCTCTTCTACCCAAGCACCGTTATCGCCTGTATGCTCACATACCTCACACCTTTCGTCTT